AGATGCAGCAAAAGCATTATCAAAAGATAAACTAAATCAAGACACAATTCAATACTATAATGATCTTGCTCAGTTGTATGAATACAATAAGTGGATTCATGATCAGTTTGAGAAAGGAAACATTATTGGAATTTCTCTAAAGAAGGCAGGAAAATCTGTAAAGAGAGAAGTTGTTTCCAGTCCAGACATTGGAACGATTGCAACGTATGCTGATGTAGAAGTAGAAGTTACTAGTGTAGATTATCTTGAGACTAATGCTAAGTGTCTAATCTACTTTGATGTTACTGGATTTCCAAAAACTTATAATTTAGATGCCAGAGGATTTGAAGAGTCTGGTAAAGTTGCTGATATTCAAATTCAGTTAATGAAAACAAGAGTAGGATCAACATCAGCACATGGTAAGGTGACACTGCCAGCAACTGAAGTGATTGCAAAACTCTCTTCAGCAAGAAAGCATTTTACTCAGTTGGGTAGATTGAGAAGAAAAATTTTTGGAGAGAATCCTAATAATGGATTCATGCCATATCAATGGGTTCAAAACAAAATGAGAACTCAGGAAATGGTTGATCGTATAGCAGATGCGATGGCAGAATACATCAGCACCATCTCCAACGGCGAGCACAGCAGTGGACACATTACAAACTATCTCAAGGACACCCCAAGAGTCGCTGCTTTTGATAAAATGAAGTATGTCAAAAACAAGATCCAGTCCTATGAGATCGGATACATGCTCGACTCTGCCTCTGGTCACATCTCCGAATCAGTTCAGCAGAACATTTTGAAGTCTATGTATTTCTACGCAGGATCAAAAGCATTCATGGTCTTTAATAACCAAAAGGCAACAGTCTTCATGCAGTCCAGTTCTTATCTCAAGTTTGGTGGTTGATCAATGGCAAAGAATCTACACCTAGAGCACATCGAAGACCTCATGCTTATGTTTGGGGAAGAGGGAGTCAAAGAATCGTTTGCATACATTGATGATCTTGTGCAAACTTTTTCTGGCGATCCAAAAAATAGTAAGAAGTTTTCTACGAAGTGGGATGGGTCACCTGCTATCTTCTGTGGACCAGATCCTGAGGATGGACAATTCTTTGTTGCAAAGAAAGGTATCTTCAATAAAAATCCTCAGTTGTTTAAGTCTGTGGAACAGATCAATGAAGATAAGATTGCTCCAGGACTTAAAAAAGTATTTGAGTATGTCTTCAAGTATATGAAACCATTGTATGACAATGGTAAGTTAAAAGATGTTGTTCAAGGAGATTTCCTCTATCACGAAGGAACTAGAAAAGTTGTAAGAGATGTTCATGGTGAAGATTGTGTAATCTTCAAACCTCAACTGATTAGTTATTGTATTCCAGATCATGATACTCTATATGATACTGCTAAAGCATGTAAAGTCTGTGTAGTTATCCATGCTAAGTATCCTAACAATGGTGCTAAGAGTGTTGCTGACCTGTCTGTAAACTTTGGTTTTGATGCATCAGATAAGTCAACGAAAGATCTTCTCATCCTATCTCCATTTACTTCTGAGTTAGGTAGATCATCTATGATTACTAATGCAGAGAAAACACAACTGATGAATTGGAAGCGAACAGGATCAAGACTTCTTCCTCAGTGTGCTGATTTCTTAAATGAGATTGCTCCTTCTCATGATGATCCTTGGGGTCTTGCTTACTTCCTCAAGCAATACTTTAATGCTAAAGTTCGTCAAGGACAAGCAGTAAGTAGTGCTGCACGATTCTATCAAGAATACTGCAACTACTGGGAAGAGAAGTTTCGTAAGAAAATTGGTAGTCTAAAGCAAGCACCAAAGATTGCAGAGTGGAAAGCAAAAATGTATGCTGGTATGGATGTTCTCGAAGCAAATAAAAGAGACTTCCTTGCAATGGTTGCACTATATAATACTATACAAAATATTAAGAACATCTTTGTTCCTAAACTTGAAGCAGGGGAGAGATTCCGAACCTATTATTATGATGAAAAGACAGGAACATATGAAGTTGGTAACCAAGAAGGATACGTTGCTATTCGTGAATCAACTAATGCTGTTAAGTTAGTTCAACGTCTTGGTGGATTTAGTCAACGCAACTTTGAAGAAATCAAATCCTGGGCTAAGAAATGAAGAGAGTAGTATTTACTTGGGGTAGATTTAATCCTCCAACAATCGGTCACGAAAAACTTATTGAAAAAGTTGCTTCGGTTGCTAACGGAGATGACTACTTCATTTATCCTACTCACACTCAGAAGAGACCAAAGGATCCTCTCCCATCAGATAAGAAAGTGGAGTGGATGAAATTGATCTATCCAAACCATGCAAAAAATATTATCTACGATAGAGAAGTAAACACTTTCATTAAATTGTTACAAAAACTTCAAGTAGAATATGATGATGTAGTATGGGTTGCTGGATCTGATAGGGTATCATCATACCAAGAACTTTTAAAAAAATATAATGGAACTGAATTTACATATAGGTCAGCAGAATGTGTGTCTGCTGGAGAAAGGGATCCAGATGCAGAGGGTGCTGCTGGTATGTCTGCTAGTAAAATGAGAGCAGCAGCAAAAGATAAAAAAATTCAAGATTTCTATTCTGGCATTCCTAACACACTAAAGGATGCTCAGAAATTAGAATTGATGAAACAAGTTCGTAAAGGTATGGGATTATGAGAAATTTTAAAAAACTTAGAGAGCAAGCACTGCGTCAGCAACAAAGACATGAAGAATTTTTTCAAGAAGGTGATGCGGTTATGTCTGCATTGACTGGTGAGAAAGGTGTGATTAAACGTGTAGGTGGTAACTATGCCATAGTAATTTCTGAATCAGGTCAGATGTTTCGCTCATGGATAAAAGATATCCGTCATGTCAATGTTACAGATTCTATAAATAAAGAGAGGAAAAGAAGTATCTTCGACAATAATGGAACGTCAAAAACCAACGACTAGTGTTCAGCATAATGACGAGTTCTCTAGGGCTCTAATTGAATCTTATGGTAAGTGGACTAAAGGTGCAGGATTCGGTTGGCATCTTCATGAAGAAGGTATTCCTGCCGAGCAGAAGCAAGGCGAGGAACAACCTACCCGTGAAGGCGGTGCCGATGCTTCCACATCAATCCCTGATCTTGCTGGTAGTGAAGAGAAGAGTGATGAAGGTGAAAAAGATATCAAAGCGAATGCAGGTGCTCCTGATCCTGCTACCGATTTACGTATTGGTGCAGGCGTCAAACAATCTCACGGAGCAGAAATTCGCGACACCACGAAGGTGGTTGCGAAGGAGTCGTGTGATACCTGCTCTAACTGCGGAGGGAAAGGGTGCTCCAAGTGCCAGACGGAAAGTAAGAATAGTGTGAAGAAAGAAAAAGCAGTGACTGAAGGCAAAGGTCTCTACGCTAACATTCATGCAAAGAGAAAGCGTGGTGGTTCTCCTGCTAAACCAGGAAGCGATGCTTACCCTGCTAAGGATGCATTCAAGAAGTCTGCTAAGACTGCTAAGAAAGAAGCAGTATCGTTTGAACTAGATGGTGTTGAGTATGTCTTTGAAGCAGAAGTAATTGAAGAAGGCATGAAGACCGCACGTAAAAATGTCGGTGCTTCTACATGCTGGAAGGGATACAAAGCATCTGGCACCAAGAAAAAAGGTGGCAAAGAAGTTCCTAATTGTGTCAAGGAAGGAAAGAAACTTGATGCTGTAGGTAAGGAAGACAAGGACATCGATAACGATGGTGATCATGATAAGTCTGACAAGTATCTCCTAGCACGTCGTAAGAAAATTTCTAAGGTCATTGGTGCCAAGAAAAAAGGCATGAAGGAAGAAACCGAAAAAAAGTAAAGAAGCCAGTGGTTGAGATCATGCCTGAACTAGATGACGGCGAACCAGATCCTAAACCAATGAAACCTGGCAAAAAAGATAAAAAGGATAAATAATTCATGCCCTATGACATGAACCAATGTTATCCTTTCTACTTCCATTAGCATCTAAAATTATTAAAGATGCAGTCGCAAACATTCCAGACAATGAAGAACTTGGTGAGAAGATGGTTGAGATCTGTCTTGTTATTCTTGCTAAAGCAGTTAAGTTAACCAAGACTGATATGGATGATCAACTTCTTGAAGTTGTATCTGCCGCAATTAAGAACCGAGAAGAGTGATAATACGGGGAGAGGTTGTGCCTCTCCTTTTTTTATAAATAATATGAGAATCGAATAGTCTACTGGAGATCCAATGTCCCTATACGGAAGAACGGACAGCAACGCTAACAAAGCCAAAGCAGGCATTGGAGTTGCTGCATCCGCACAAGCAAAGCAAACAATTTTTATTGACGACACCGAAGCAGCACTGCCAGCAAACAAAGCGCGTGGTTTGAATGCTCCTGGTTGGTGGTCTTACTTTACATACACCGATTGTGAAGGTAACACCCGTCATAAAGCAGAGATGCTAGTAACCATTGCTGGTCCTGACCTTAATGCTAACGAGACTCAGGCAGATGATGCTGCTGCAGCAGACGTAAGTGTATTGATTGACATCCAGACAGAACCAGCAGATACTGCTGTTGCTGTTGGTGCTGCTCTACAACTTGTTCTTGCCGCTACCGCTACTCCTCCTGGTGATGCCTCTGTTCTCACCTTCCAATGGCAGAAGAAGTCTGGTAAGAAATGGGCAAACGTTTCTGGCGCTACCAGCACAACGTTTGATGTTGCTACCTATGCAGAATCTGATGCTGGTTCCTACCGCGTCAAGATCAACTCCACTAATGGTGCTACAGAGAAAATCTCTGCTGTTGCTGTTGTAACTACTGCCTGATAGGGAATGATCTTCGATGAATTGACACCAGATAACTGGTTATTTTTTACGATTAAACATTATGATAATCCTCAATCAGTTACCTATGGTGATTTTGAAGAAGATCTAAATAGGATTAGGTATATTAAACGTTTATTCAAACGATATGAGACCACAGGTGAATTAAAAACTCACCTGATTCTTAATCATATTATAGTAATGTATAATGTATTTGATGACGCTGCTACGCCTCTACTTTTTTACAAGATAGAGGCTACGCATTGGTCATACTTAAAAGCATTCATGCTTTTTCTAAATAGATTACCACCAACCCTTAATACCAAAGTAGACCAAGAATGTCTGAAGCAACTGAATCTAATCTAAATGAAATGATGTTGGGAAATGGCAGTGGTCTTGCTATGCCCCCTGCATTTGTATTTGTAAATACAAAAGGTCAACGAAAGTATAAAAAGAATAATCAAGATAAAGTAGATGGTCGTACCGCAGGTGCGAAAAACATGCTCTCTCGTATTAACCAAAGAAAGATGAAAGAACAAGTAGAAGAAACAATTATTTCTGAAGCTGTGCCCTCAGAAACTGAGAGAGCACAGAAGCAAATCCAGCAAGGCAAAAAACTTGGACGCCAGAAGGATATGCAGAAGAAGAAGAAGGAAGCAAAAGAAAAAATGCAGTCCAAGACATCAGAAATGGACACCCTGATGAAAGCACGTTTGTCTGACTTTAAAAAGAAAGCAAGCGATCAACAAAAAAAAGTCCAGAAAAACTCTTTTGAAATGACAGGTGATACTATGATTCATGAAAATACTGACGCACTAGAAGTTGCGCTGCAAGTTGCAACACAGGAACTAAATCCTCAGGGAGAATCTTCCTTTGCTAAGATTGATTTTTCTGATGGCACTACACAAAACCTAGATAGCTTCTCTGCTAAGCGCATTGCTGCTTGTTATGCACAATTGGATGAACCCAAGCAACAGCAGTTCCGTTATATGCTGAACAAAGATGCTTCTTCGTATCAATCTGCACTAGACTTCGCAGTTAGAAATGTATAAATACTTGAGTATTAATACGCACACTGGAATGTAAAATATATGGCATTCGGTCTTGGTAGATTAGCAGTATTAGAATCAAAACTCGATATTTATGAAGACCTCTCGAAAGAGATGCTTGACAAACTTGAAAGAGCAGTAGGTACAATCTCAGAAAACAGCAACAGAGTTGCTGTAATCTTGGAGCGTCATGAAAATCGTTTGGATGAATCCGAACGTGCTGATAAACTCATCATCGGTATGCTTGATGAGATGAAGGAAAGGCATGAAAAGGATCATCAACTGACTCAAGATAGGATTAGTAAGATCCAAAAGAAAGTGGATGCCAACGCAAAGTTTGTTGTCGGTGCTGGCGCTGTGCTTGCTACCCTTGTGGCAGTATTACAAGTGGTCCCACCTCTTGTAAAAGCATTGACACCTGGGTCTACCAATGCTATGATAGAAGGACCAAGACCTTTAGTACGTGAGTTATCTTGATAGCAAGTATGTCAGTCTGATTTCTTCGCAACTTGATAAGTTCGTAAAGAAGAACGACAAGACATATAATTTTCGTTGTCCCTATTGTGGCGACTCTCAAAAACATAAAAACAAAGCTCGTGGGTATCTTTTCAAAGTCAAGAATGACTTTGTGTTTAAGTGTCACAATTGTGGCATGGGCAGAACATTCACTAATTTTTTAAAAGATCACTCATCTCATCTTCATGATCAGTATGTCATGGAGAGATATAGAGAGGGATTGACTGGTAAAAATAGTCAAACTGCAAAACCAAAACTTGATTTCAAGAAACCAGTCTTTAAAAAATCAAAAGAGACAGGATTACAACCAATCTCTGCGCTAAATAGTTCTCACCCAGCGAGAGAATATTTACAGAATCGAAAAATTGAAGACTTAAATAGTTTTTACTATTGCCCCAAGTTTAAAGCATGGACTAACGAACAGAAGAAAACGTTTGATACGTTACGTCAGGATAGTCCAAGAATTATCATCCCATTAAGGGATAAAGATGGAACCATGTTTGGTTTCCAGGGAAGATCTCTTGCCCCTAAAGCTAAGATCAGATACATTACAATTATGCTAGACGATTCCATGCCTAAAGTGTATGGATTAGATCGTGTTGACCCCACCAAGGAAGTATATGTCACAGAAGGACCCTTCGACAGTCATTTCATTGACAACGCTATTGCTATGTGTGGTAGCGATGTTAACCTTAGCAGTTATGATTATCGATTCGTATACACCTATGACAACGAACCCAGATCGAGAGAAATTGTTAATAAGATTGCATCGACGATCAAGGCAGGGCATAAGGTAGTCATCTTCCCTAAAAGCATTAAAGAGAAAGACTTAAACGACATGGCACTCGCTGGACATGACGTTCAATCTCTGGTAAAATCAAACACTTACAGCGGACTAGAAGCAACACTTAAAATGAACGAATGGAAAAAGGTATGAGCACAATCAACGTAGAGAAGCGCGACGGGTCTATTGAACCTCTCAACCTTGAAAAGATTCACAAGATGGTTGAAGAGGCGACAGAAGGTCTCTCAGGAGTCTCTGCAAGTCAAGTAGAAATGCATTCCAATATTCAGTTTCATGATGGGATCACTACTGAGAACATTCAGGAGATTCTTATTAGATCTGCGAGTGATTTAATTAGTTTAGATAATCCAAACTATCAATATGTTGCTGCTCGACTTCTTCTCTTTGGTCTTCGCAAACAAGTATTTAATAAGTCTGTTTGGAAAGATGGTATGCCATCAGCATATGATGTTGCACTATATAATGCTACCATCAACAAAGTTTATGATGAAGAGTTGCTAGATAAATATAGCGACGATGACTGGGACAAAATTAATACTTGGGTAGATCATGGTAGAGACTATCTGTTTTCTTATGCAGGTCTACGCCAAGTTGTAGATAAGTATCTTGTCCAAGATCGAAGCAGTGGAGATGTGTACGAAACTCCTCAGTACATGTATCTGTTTATTGCAATGACATTGTTCGCGGAGTACCCTCTTGATACTAGACTCGATTATGTCCGAAGATACTACAACGCAATCAGCAAGCACAAAATCAACATTCCCACACCTATCATGGCAGGGGTGCGAACTCCACTTCGACAATTTGCTAGCTGTGTTCTTATTGATGCTAATGACACCCTCGATAGTATCTTTTCTAGTGACATGGCGATTGGCAAGTATGTTGCTCAACGTGCAGGAATCGGTATCAACGCAGGCAGAATCCGTGGGGTCAATGCTAAGATCCGAGGCGGAGAAGTCGCTCATACAGGTGTTATCCCATTCCTCAAAAAATTTGAAAGCACTGTCAGATGTTGTACGCAAAATGGCATCCGAGGTGGATCAGCTACAGTACACTTCCCAATCTGGCACCAAGAAATAGAAGACATTATTGTTCTTAAAAATAATAAGGGCACGGAAGATAATCGTGTACGTAAACTAGATTATTCTATTCAAACATCTAAGTTATTCTATGAACGTTTCATTAAGAATGAAGAGATTAGCCTCTTCTCACCGCATGACGTACCAGGTCTCTATGATGCTTTTGGTACTGATGCATTTGACGCTCGCTATGTGGACTATGAATCAGATCAGTCTATTCCAAGAAAGACTATCGGGGCACAAGAACTAACTCTTGCCCTTCTAAAAGAAAGAGCAGAAACTGGTCGTCTATATATCATGAATATAGATCATTGTAACTCTCATTCTTCCTTCAAAGATAAGGTTAGCATGTCTAATCTTTGCCAAGAGATTACTCTTCCTACTAACCCAATTGAGCACATTGATGATCCATTCGGGGAGATTGCACTATGTATTCTCTCTGCAGTCAATGTTGGTAAACTCAAATCACTAGATGAAATGGAAGAACTATGTGACCTAGCAGTCCGTGGTCTCGAAGAATTGATTGACTATCAGAATTACCCTGTTAAAGCGGCAGAAATATCAACACAGAATCGCCGTAGTCTAGGGGTAGGTTACATTGGTCTTGCTCATTACCTAGCACGTCAAGGAGTTAAATACGATGACCCAGCATCTTGGAAACTTGTCCATGACCTGTCTGAATCTTTCCAATACAATCTACTCAGAGCCAGTAACGAGTTGGCAAAAGAAAAAGGAAAATGTGGTTATTACGATCGCACAAAATATTCCGATGGTATCCTCCCAATCGACACTTACAAGCGTGAAGTTGACACAATCGCAGGAGGATTGAATTGTGATTGGGATAGTCTTCGCTCAGATATCAAAGAGTTCGGATTGCGACACAGCACATTGTCCGCACAAATGCCATCAGAAAGCAGTTCCGTTGTGTCAAATGAAACCAATGGAATCGAACCACCTAGAGATTACTTGTCCGTTAAAAAATCAAAGAAAGGACCTCTTAAGCAAATTGTTCCTCAGTTCAATACCCTGAAAAACAACTACACTCTTCTGTGGGACATGAAGAGCAATGAAGGATACATTAATATTGTTTCTGTAATGCAGAAATTCTTTGATCAAGCAATTAGTGGTAACTGGAGTTACAATCCAAAAAATTATCCAGAGAATAAAGTTCCAGTTTCTGTAATGGCAGGCGACTTTTTAAATACATACAAGTATGGTTGGAAGACTTCGTATTATCAAAATACGTATGACAACAAAACCGATATTGATACTGATGATACTAATGAAGAACCAAAGTCTGCAGAAGACTTAGTACAAGACATTTTAAACCAAGAACAAGAAGGAGAAGCGTGTGACAGCTGTGCAATTTAAGGTTGGTGATGCAGAATATAAATCAATTGATGGTATGACCGTGTTCAATAAAAACCATGTGGACACTACCACACAGACAATGTTTTTTGGTGCTCCTCTTGGAGTTCAAAGATATGATAATTTCAAGTATCCAGTCTTTGACAAACTAACTCAGCAACAACTAGGTTTTTTCTGGAGACCAGAAGAAGTTTCATTGCAAAAAGATCGTGCAGACTATCAACAACTCCGACCAGAACAGAAGCACATCTTCACATCGAACCTCAAGTATCAGATCATGCTTGACTCCGTACAAGGTCGTGGTCCTGGCATGGCTTTCATGCCTTATTGCAGCCTACCCGAACTTGAGTCAGCAATGAATATTTGGCAGACTATGGAGATGATCCATAGTCGCTCATATACCCACATTATTAAGAATATCTACCCTGATCCATCGGAAATTTTTGATCAAATTATTTCTGACGAAAAAATTCTGGAACGTGCAACCAGTGTCACTAAGGCATACGATGAGTTTCTACAAGCAGCACATCAGTATGATAGTGGTAACATGTGGCGTTCTGACTTTAAAGATTCGCCAACTGCTCAGTGGGAATTGAGAGATCTGAAACGTAAATTGTATCGTGCTGTAGCAAACGTCTATATTCTTGAAGGAATTAGATTCTATGTTTCGTTTGCTTGTTCGTTTGCGTTTGCCGAGAACAAACAGATGGAAGGTAATGCCAAGATTATTTCTCTTATTGCTAGAGATGAATCACAGCATATGACTATCACTCAAAACATCCTTAACAAATGGAAAGAGGGTGATGATCCTGACATGATTTCTATTGTCAAAGAAGAAGAAGAAAATGTTTATAACATGTTTAAAAAATGTGTGGAAGAAGAAATAATCTGGGCTGATTATCTTTTCAAAGATGGATCGATGATTGGTCTTAATGCAAAACTTCTACAGAAGTATGTTGAGTGGACTGCTAATAGACGCATGAAAAGTATTGGAATGAAACCAATCTTTGATGTTCCAGCAAACAACAATCCTTTGCCTTGGACACAACACTGGTTGAGTTCTAAAGGATTGCAAGTGGCACCACAGGAAACAGAAGTTGAGTCATATGTAATTGGAGGTATCACACAAGATGTTGAAGAAAATACTTTTGCGGCTTTTGAATTGTGATAAAATATTCTTTACCTGGATGGAGAGAAGATCTCCTACAGACAAACCTACTCAATCAGGAGGAGAGAGATCTCCTCTCGAAGGGTCCGTCAAGTCTCGCTCAAGCATGGAGAATGCAGGCAATAAAGTACAAATACGCGACCCGTGGGATTGATTAATGAAAACACAAAGTGCTAAGGCGAAGGGACGTAACCTACAAAAATGGGTACGTCAAATGTTGATCGAGATTCTAGATGTTCATCCTGAGGATATCGAGTCTCGATCTATGGGTGCAGGTGGTGAAGATCTCATCATGGCACGGGCAGCAAGACAAAAGTTTCCTCACTCAATTGAATGTAAGAATGTTGAAAGGTTAAACGTGTGGGATGCTTATGAACAGGCAGCATCAAATTGTGGTGACTATGAACCTATAGTAGTTATGAAAAAGAATCGGAAGAAACCATTAGTAGTAGTAGACGCTGAATATTTTATTGCTCTCTTTAATAAATAGAGATGCCTAACTCTTTACTTATGGATAATCCAAAGAAAGAGGAAGCCAAAAAGGAAAACAAATTTGAGTGGGCGGATGAGGGTGTATCAACTCTTGTCCGAGTTATTATTCTTGGTTGGTCAGCAGCAATTCTGACCCTTAATTATGTAACTGTTCCTGGTGTTCCTCAGAAAAATATCGATCCAACTTTTATCGCCAGTGTCTTTACTGGTACGTTAGCTACCTTCGGAGTGATGCCCTCTAAGAAGAAGGAAGAAGATAAAACTCCTACATTACCAAAAAAAGATGAGAAAATTTCTTAGTATGATTTGTCTACTGGGTGTCATGTTCATGGCAGCACCAGTCTTTGCCGTTGATGTTGTCATGGGTGCTGGGGGTAACCTAGCATTTGAACCTAATGAGATTACAATCTCAGCAGGTGACACACTACACTTCGTA